CGGTCACGCCAGTAGGTGCAGTCCAAGTGCCGGATGCGGTAAAGGTCTGGACAACAGTAAACGTGCCGCCGCCAGCAGCAAGCCTGCCAAGCAGCATTGCCATGATCCCACTCATGACACGTTCCCTGTCACGACGCAGACTGTGCCGCTGATAAACAGGATCGTCGCAACGCCTCTGGTCGCTAACGTCATCGTGTCCTTGTCCGTATTCGTGCCTGCGATGTAGGCCGTGGTGATCGAACAGGTGATCGTGATGTTGCCGGTCGTGTTGTTGTAGATGGTGATCGCATCGCCTTCAGCAAAGGTTGATGTCGGGATCGTGATACTGCCGCCCGTGCCGACTTGCACATACTTGCCAACATCGTTCACACCAAGCGTGTAGCTGCCCGTCTGCGTGCCAACCGCTGGGAGATTGCGAAACCCTACCGTGAAGGTCTCATTGGGGATGGTGACCGTGCGGTTCGCCGACAGCGTGGTTGGCGTGAGGGTGACGGCGTAAGACGATGTGCCGCCGGCTCGGCCTGCAAGGACTACCGCGTCTTGCGTTGACGCGGCTTCCGACCGGATGGCATTGGCCGCGCGGAACGTGTATGCCAACGCCAGCGTGTTGTCCCATGAAGCACTGCCGCCGTCGGTGGTGATCACCTTCCCGGCGTTGCCCGTTTGGCCGGGCAAGGTGGCCGCAAAGGCTGCGGCTGTGACAAATGCCGTGGTGGCAAGCTGGGTGGTGTTGGTGCCCGCCGTTGCGGTTGGCGCGGTAGGCGTTCCCGTCAAGGCCGGTGAGCTCAGCGGAGCTTTGGCATCCAGCTGGGTCTGAATTGCCGATGTGACCCCATCCACGTAGCCAAGCTCGGTAGAGGACACGTTGCCAATGGACGTCGTGGACGGCAACACCACCGTGCCCGTGAACGTGGGCGAGGCGGTCGGCGCCTTGGCGTCAAGTTGCGTTTGGATCGCACTGCTGACGCCCGCCACGTAGTTCAGCTGCGTGTGCGTGGGCGTGACGGCACCCGTGACATTAGGGAAGGTCGTTTTGACCGTGCTTTTGATCAAGCGCAGGTGATCATCACCCTCGCTCTTGGGGTCCGAGGCCGCGGGATAGCTGGTGTTCAGGTCGGAAATGTAGGTGGCGGTTTCGACCGTCATAGTGTCCTCACTCTCATCGCAGAACCCGAGCGCAGGGCCGTGTCGTCAGACTCTTGCAGGCTGCGCACATCGGCCTGGTACTTGGCCTCCCAGGTGGGTATGCGCTCGTCGTTGAACACGTAGCCGCTGGCCTCAGCCAAGGCGGCGAACAGGTACACGCTGGGGTGGTTGGTCAGCAACCAGTTGGTGGGCGTGGTCGACAGCGCCGCAAAGCGCTGGTAGTAGTCCAGGCTCACCGTGTAGACGGCGTCCGGCGTGGGGCCGAACTGGATCGCGTCGCCCACGATGGTGTAGACCACCGGCTGGCCGTTGGCGTAGCCCTTCGGGAACTTGCGGTCCATGATCTCGGGCGTGACCACCGACAACGCCGCAGGCGGCGTGGTGTTGGTCAGCGTGATGTTTTCCATCTCCAGGAAGTCGCTGGGCAGCGTCACGGTCTGCGTGCCGGCCACGGTGCTCAGCGCCGTGTTGGTGACCTGCTTGCGCAGACGCAGGTCTCGCGCGATGCGGGCCTCGGCCAGCGTGATGAAGTCCGGGATGATGGACGTCAGGTCCGACCGCTTGAGCCAGTTGGCTACCGAGGTCTGCAGGTCGGAGTAGGTGGCAATGGCCATGTCACACCCTGCCCTTCCAGATGCGGAAATGCGCCAGCGCCGGGTCGTTGAGCAGGCGCTTCTGGTGCTCCTGCGACTTACCCAGCTCGCCCAGCGAGATGCCGTGGTCGTTGAGGTACTTCTCCACCAACACGCTCGGCACGCTGGCGGCCAGGCGCATGTCCTTGGAGCCGTGCAGGCCCTCGCGGCTCATCGCCTGGGCGCGCTCGGCGTAGGGCGTGCAGTCCTGCGTGGTGCCGGTGATCAGGGCTCCGTCCTGCAGCGCCACGGTGGTCACCACCCCCGGGGCTGCGGCAATGTCCGTGCGCAGCATCAGGAGTTCTCCAGCGGCACCACGTTGACCTGGCCTGCGGCCGTGCCCTGGATGTAGGCGATGTGCGTGATGCCCTTAGGCACCTGCAAGAAGATCGAATCCGCCGGCTGCACCAGGATGTCGGCGGTGGTGGCCGCCACACCCGACACCCCGAGCTTGACGTAGCACTCGTTACGAGCCGCCACCCGGATGTAGTTGGGCGCCCGCCCAGAGGAGTCGTTGGGGATGGCGCTGGATGCGCTGGTGGCGCCGGTTGCCGCGCTGAAGCCAGCGGCAGTGATGGTCACGCCGCTGTGGAAGTTCTGAGCCATGTGCTGCTCCGACGTCTCTCGACGCTGGGAGAAATGAAAAGGGGCCCCGAAGGGCCCCCACCAACGCGGTGCGCTAGACCGGCCTCAAGCCGGCGCCAGCGTCACCGTGATCGAGCCCACCGCCGAGGTGGCGGTGCCTGTGAGGTCGTAGCTGAGCGCATCCCCCACGGCCAGCAGCAGGTCACTGGCGGTGGTGGACAGCGTCAGCGACTGGTTGGCGTTGGCGGTGCCCACCAGGTTGTGCGAGCCCGTGTGCAAGACCGTGCCGCTGGCCGGAGCCGTGGCGGTGGGGGTCTTGCGGATCTGCGCCGTGCAGGCACCACCCGTGCCCGCCACGTCCACGCGGCTGCGGATGGCCTTGACCACGTAGGCGCGGTCGGCCACGAAGAACGTGCAGTCCGGCGTGGTGGCCACGTAGTTGATGGTGACGGGCAGCCAACCCGGCCCACCCGTTGAGGCGTTGCCCACCAGCTCCAGCGAGGAGTCGGGGGCTTGTCGAATGTCCACAGACATGTCTGTTCCTTTCAGGTGAATGGGGCCAGCTTGTGGCCGGCCCCGTCAGGTTCAGAGGATGTCGTACACCGCGCCGTGGGCCTTGGGCGCGCGGCACTCCAGCGTGTACTCCACCACCAGCTCGCGCTGCTCGGCGTCACCCGTCTTGGCCAGCTCGATGGTCTGGAACGGGCGCAGGTACGCGATCGCCAGCTTGTCGGACTGCAGGACGAAGACGTCACGCGCGGCCATGAAGCGGTTCGGTACGCACTGCAGCGTGCCGAAGTCGCTCACGTAGAAGTCCACCGAGCTGTACAGCTTGGCGTCCTCGCTCTTGTCAAAGCGAGTCGCGTTGCCGGTGAAGCCGGAGAACGTCTGCTTGGCCGCCGGGGGCAACATGACCATGTCGGGCTCGCCGCCGGCCGAGTAGACCTGCTGCAAGACGTCCTTGACCTGCGCCTCGGTGAAGGCGCGCTGCGTGCCCGCGGTGTAGCCGGTGTTGGCGGTGTAGCTGGCCAGCGTGCCGCCGTTGCGGTTGACGTTGTCCACCACCCAGCCGCGAAGACCACGCGAAGACCGCGGGGAGGTCGCCAGCACATCGTTCTGGGTCAGGCCCAGCTCCATGTCGCGCTTGATCTCCAGCGAGGCCAGGCTGAGCTGGTAGGCCAGCTCGTCCTTGCGCCCGGCGGGGTTCATCGCCTGCTGCGTGCCCGACACCACCACCTTCTTCGCAGAGATCTGCGTGCGGTTGTTCAGACGCGCGGTGACCGTCACGGTCTTGGCGGTCAGGTCGTCGCCTTCGGCCTGGGCGTTGGCTGCCGCCGCGGCCAGCTCCTGCACCTGCCACTCGTGCAAGGTGTTGGAGGCCTTGGACTTGCTGGCCATGTTCAGCACCGGCGTTTGCGTCGGGCTGATGCGGTAGATGATGTCGGTCAGGTCTTCCCGGTTGCCAATCGCGGCGGTGGTCAGGAAGGTATTGGTTGGTGCAGCCATGGCTGCCTCCTTTCAGCGCCTCTCGGCGTTAGAAGTGGTTGATCACAAAATTGCTGCGAACGCGCGGGCGGCGTCTTCCACCTTGCCCGTCTTGTTCAGCTTCAGGTACGCCGCGGTGCGCGGCGTGATGCCGGGGTTGTCGCCCTGGCCGGGGCGCTCCACCTTCTGCGGCAGGGCGCTCACCTTCTTGGCCGCGGCCGATGCCTTGCCGACCATCTGGTCGTACAGCATGGCTTTGCGCGCCAAGATCACGGCCCGCGCATCGGCGATGCCGTCGATGGCCTCTGCCTCGTAGCCCTGGCCCGCCAGGTACTCGCGCAGCGCCACCTTTTCGGCCTTGGCCTTGGCCTCGTCCTTCCAGTCGGGCAGCTTGGCAAGGAGGTCTTGCTGCTGCGCTTCGAGCTGGCGAACGTAGGCCTGCTGTGCCAGGGCCTGCTGCTGGGCCGCTACCTGCTGCTGCTGCCCGTAGACCTGCTGCAGCGTGGCTTGTCGCTCTTGAGCGATGCGTTGCTGGCGCAGGTACTCCACCGGATCAGACTGGAGCAGTTCGTCCCAGTTCACTTTCTGCTGCTCTTGCAGCGCGCCTTCCAGTTGAGCCTGCATCCTCTGCAGGTTCGCGGCGTAGGCCTGCCGCTCCTGTTGCGCCTGAGCGATCTGGGCCTCGGCAGCTTTGCGCTGCTCCGCGGCTTCCATCGTCTTGCGCGTGTAGTCCGCCTGGCGCTGGTAGCCGTTCTTCAGCTCAGAAAGCGGGACCTCCACGTCCTTGCCGTCGATTCGGACGGTGACCGTGGTGTCCTCCTCCTGAGCCTGCGGCTCGGCAGCAGCTTCGGGCTGCGGCTCGGGCTCGGCTGTAGCTTCGGGCGGGGCTGCTTCAGGTTCAGCAGCCGCCTCGCGGTCGGGCGGTGGGGCATCCATCGCGGCCGACAACAGGCTTACGGCTTGGTTGACGTCAAGCGCACCGTTGGATCCAGTCTCCTGGTTGTCCATGTTTTCAACTCCTCGGGCGGCGCATCACTGCGTTGACCCATGCAGACAACAAAAAAGCCACCCGCAGGTGGCTCTTCCAAGAGGGTTGCCCTTCCTCTGAAGTCGTTAGAACTCGTGGCGCTGGCCGGCGCTGTCCATCCAGCCCAGCGGGCCCACGCGCACCGGCACGTTCCAGTTGCCCACGATCAGGTCGGTTTGCGGTGCGGGGTGAAACGCCACGCGGATGGCCCCGCCGTGCGTGTGCGCGATCACGCGACTCTCGAAAACAGCCCAGCCCCCATCTGCCGCGCCCGGTCGCGCAGGCTCTGCTGGTGCTGCAACTCGATCTGCGCGAGCTTGCCCGTTTCCAGCGTTGAGGTCAGATGCGTTCGCACCTTCTTCAACAGGTGCAGGTAGGCCCACAGCTTTTCGCGGCCGTCCTGGTCTCTTGCGGGGCTGTTCGTCCATTGGTCGATCACTTCCTGTTCGATGGCCTCAAAGGCCGCGGTGAAGGCTTCGTTCTCCAGCACCTCCTTGGCGCGAGAGCCGGCGTGCAGGCGTTGTTCCAGGGTTGTCATAGGCTTAGCAGCAGCATCTCCACGTCCTCCTCGTCCAGTTGTGCGCGCATCTGGTCGAACAGGGCCAGCAGTTGTTCAAAATGCCGTGAGTTGTACGCGGCGTTGTACTCGTCTAGCCGCCCCGCCACCTCGGCGTAGGCCTGCACTATCGGCAGCGCCACCTCCTGGGCGGCTTCCTGCGCCGGTTGCTGGGCCTCCTCGGCTTGCAGTGCCCTCAAAGCCGCAGCCTGGCTGGCGTACACCACCAGCTTGCCGTTGCGCTCCACCACAAAGCGGCGCTTGGGCTTGGGCTTGTCATCGTCGTAGCCGCCCGCGCCCCCGCCGCGCAGGTCACCCTGGGCGCTGAAGCTGATCGAGCAAGCGCCCTCAAGGTTGCCCCCGAGCGCCCCGCCGAAGTACAGGCCGGCGTAGTCGCCAACGTAGCGGCCTTGCTGGCTCACGTCACATCCAGCGTGTCCACCGTGCGGTCACCGCTGCTGTAAGTGGCCTCGATGCGGTTCTTGGTGCCGTCGCGGCTCTTGAACACCATGGCCGAGCCCTCCAGCCCCGTGGCATCACCCGCCGCCACCGCCAGCAAGATGCGCTGCACATCGCGCAGCGTCAGCGTGCCCTCCACCGTGCCCAGCAGCGGGTCCGCCGCCGAGCCCGCGCTGTTGAGCAGCTCACCCATGGAGCCAGGCGTGCTGTAGGCGCTGGCCAGGGCTTCCCACACCGCCGCCGACAGGGACTGCGGGCTCAGCTCGGTGAACGGCGTGATGTCGCCCGACAGGTTGCCCGTGGCGCGGATGTTGGCGCTGTTTGAGAACTGGACCAGCGCAGCGCCCACGGCATCGACGATGGCCCCCAGCGTGGCGTTGTTAACCGTGAACGTGATATCTGCGTTGCCGGATGCTGACAGGGCACCTGCCAGATCCCCCGCAAGATTGAACGTGATGGACGTCGAACCTGACGCCGAGACGATGAGCTGTCCATCGGCCGGGTTGACAGTGATCGTGACCGTCGAGTCACCGCTAATGTTGCGCCCTGCCGCAAGGTTGAGCGAACCAGGCGTGACCGTCACCACCAGATTGGTGAACGACGACATCGCCCCCGGCTTGTACGGCAGCACCCACGACGATGGCGCCAAGTGCCCGGAGGGGACGCCTGCCAGCTTGGACGGAATGCCCTGG